ATTCTTTTTTTCTTCATATTGAAGCACAGTAACAGATGTGCTGCCAGTTTGTGTGTATTCAGTTCCACCACCCTCAGACCATGTGAACGAGTGATTGGCATCAACCGCCAATCCTGCTTGTTGTAATAACTTACCAGTACTATCTCTAACTTCTTTTGATTCATAATGATGAATTTGTGATAATACAGTTTTTGAGTATTTTAAGTCAAGATAACGTTTGAAACTATATTGATCCATCGGCCATTCATCTCTAACATTGATTATGTTGTTAGAAATGAGTATTACCCAATCTAACTTTGAATTGTTATAAACCTTGAATGCTACATTATCAGGTCGGTCTTCTCCAACGATACTAAACTTATCAAATGCAGCAACATCTCTAAAAACATCATCTCTAATTTTACCCCTTTTGAAGATATTCCTAGATTCAACGTAATCATAAGAAGACCTTCTATTGTCAGTAAAAGAAGGAAGTGCTATTTTTGGAAAATTAGTAAAATATGCCATTAGAATCCAATATCGTATTTGTTCATTTCATTGCTTCCTTGAAGGATACCACCTTCACCAGAATCGTTAGCAAGATCAAGGAGACTGTTATTTTTGATTTCACCTTCTTCTGCATCAAGATAATTCATGTTGTAATCTTCAGCGAATAGTGGTGTCAACTCAGTAAACGCTAATTCCATGACTGATCTAACAGGGTTAGATACTGCTCTATCATCAGAATATGACTGATAAACGTTCTCAGGTGTAAAGTTTATAGAACACTGAGTAAGAGCACATATCTTATGTATGGGCAAACCCCTTATTCTATTAGTTCCATTGAAATATCCAATTCTATAGACATGAGGAGATCCAATAAACACACTTGATGTTCCATCTTTACTACCATAACCAGTTGGTAACATACCTTGCTTGAATATTCTCATTATCAATCTTGAGTTTCTAGCATCTACCTCATCATTTGGTGCAAAATCAAATCTAAAGGTAAAGTTCCTTAGTTTTGGACTAGAGAATAATAACTCTAAATTTGGGTTTATAGCAATACCATTACTACGAGCAACAAATTGATTAGTGTCAACATTTATGTTCAGTTTAGATAATGCTAGTTTTGATACAAAAGCAGTAAGTGCTTGACCAGAACCACCATCAGCAACTTCTAAATCTCCCAACTGATTGATAATCTTCCCCATACTACCAAAGGACTTCATAAGTGTGTCGACTACACCATTATTCATCGTATTACCAATAGCATTAGTCATACTAGTCATTGCTGCCATTTCTATAGCATTTGCTTTAGCACCACCCCACTCAACTCCGTTACTTACCCTAAGATCATTAGGAATGGGTAATTTGATTGTATTACCATATTTACCAAGGTTACTACCTCTTGTAGGTCCCCTGTCTATGACATTTGCGACACTATTTTCATTTCCTTTTTCACCAAATGCACCAGGCATAGGAGCTTTATATTGGAAAGTTTCTATTCTAATATAATCTTGACCACCAGCACCATATGCACCATCAGAAGGATATTTTAGAACTGGTGCAAGTTTGAATAGACCTTCTAAACTATTCTCAGTGTCTACAGGAGGAGCTATTAGATCTTCTTCTTCCTCATCTTCTACAAAGATACCTCCATTATTATTTTCCTCGGTTCTATCTGCTTGTGTTTGATTGGAACTTCCACCATCAAAAGCATCTGAGGGAGATACATCACTAAATCCAGTGCTAATACCATACTGAGTTCCTCGGTGGAACCCATTTTCATCTATTTTGTATAATGGTTGGAAAGAACCACTACCCATTATGCTATTATTCAATGCATTATCATACTTAGTAGTATCAACATGTGCAAAATTTGTATTACCTACTGAGTCAGCTGCTGCTAGTGCGTCTGCCAACTGACCATTTTTCTCTGCATAATATTTGACTCCCATATCAGTTCTATCTTTCAATTCAATATATTCAGTGCTTTTTTGTAAATCATTAAATAATTGAGAATTCTCTGGTACAACTCCTCCAGGATATACAGTTGAATTAAGAGTCCTAATCTCCTTTACCTGTAAAAAGGTAGGACTACTCATATCTGTATCAATTACAGGTTTGACATATTGACCTTCTATAAAATGATATCCATCAACAGTCCCATGATTACCTCCAGTATCTTCATTATAAGTCCCGTCGGATCCTGCCCTAGACTCAAATGAGAACGAACATGATGGATTATTTTTATCAGACCCTATGCAAGACATTACTTATAAAAACCTCTTTTTTGTACTGTATCTGCATCAAGACTTAGTTCAATAGACCCTAAATCTCTTACAAATTCTTCATTATTATATGATAGTGCCTTATCCCATTCAGTCATATTGACCTGTAAGAAAGGACTTCCCATATAAGACTTTATATATTTATGGTAGCCACGCAACCTTGAAGGATCCCCACCATCATCAATATACTTCAAAAGTGACATTCTATTTGTAGTTGGGTGATAATGTAGGTTTACACCAAAAAATATACCACCTTGAGTGGACATAATATAACATAACGGGTTTCTATCGTAGAATCGCAGTTTTGCAGCAGTTTTAGCACCATATCTAAAGATATTCAGTGTGCCAGGTGTCGGGTCTCCTACTATTTTTGAGTTTGGAAACTCATCTTTATATTCCAAGTTCCTTCTCCGTCATGACTTGAAACTCCCATTTACGATCAGCACAGAAGTCTTTTGCTGCTTTCCACTTTGCTTGATTCTTAGCATATTCTAGTGCTTCATACATATATTTCTTTGTTTTTCTCTTTTGTGCAGGTGGGTTACACTGTTTATATGGTTTGATCTCAATCACCTTCTCAACTACTTTACCCTGATTATTCTTATACTTGATGTAGAAGTCAGGAAAGTATCTTTTTACCTTTTTGGTTGTAGGGTCATAATATGGTATAAAGAATTCTTCAGATGCCCAAGTAAGGATTTCCTTCTTTTGATCACAATAAACCATAAATTTCCTCTCCCAAAGTGATCTATAAACGATATTTTGGGGGTTTCCTTTGTATTTTTTATGGTTTATGGGTCGGAACTTACCTTGATACGACATACATAGTATACACGATCACGCTATATTTAGATGGCTAAAACACCAAGTGTCTTTGCAAATAACCGACACTACATGCCGACAGAGGAATTATATGTTGCAGATTCTAATCATGGTGACATAACACCAGCTTTTAATAACATATATGATGTATCCATAAATTTTGAGAAGTCACAAAGATTAGCAAACTATATTTCACAAGGCACACTATTTCAAAAAAGTGCACCAGCAGGGCAATTTCTAGCATTATTCTGCTCTGAAGCACTATTACCAGGATCACAGATCCAGACATCTCAGGTAGATGGGTTGAGACAAGGTGTTTCTCAAAACTATGCTACCTTTAGGAGATACCCTGACATAAACCTTACATGGTACAGTCAGAAAGACTATTACACTAATGATGTGTTCAATGCATGGATGGAGTTTATATCACCAACACACCTATCATCGGGTGGACATGGTTCTAGTACACAATCAAGAAGAAATGATGCTCCATCATTCAGAAGATTGCAGTATCCTAATACCTATAAGTGTCCTATTGAGATAACTGCATTTAGTAAAGACATACAGAAGAAGTTCAATAGACAGAATAAACCTAACTCATTATCAACCAGAAGATCAAACAGTATCACATACTACCTTGAGAATGCCTTCCCAGTTAGTATTGTTGCATCTCCTCTTGCATATGGTAAGTCAGAGTTGATAAAAACCACAGTATCATTCAAATATGAGTACTTTTATATTGATAGAGCTGCTACAAATGACTTTGGACGTAATGAGAGTGATCAGTATGAGACAAGGAATCCCATACAAGCAAGATCAACATACTATGATGACCTTGCATTAGAGCGATCAACCTTTAGGAGACCAGAGATGAGTGAACTGGATTTTGATGATGAAAATAACCCTAATCGTGGAGGAAGACCCCCTGCTGCGATTGAGGGTGGTAGGGATGGTTTTAGGGTCTAATAGTGCTATACTAAATAAAACGATTGAAATTTTATTATGCCATTACCTAAGGTTGTAGCACCAACGTTTGAGTTGACATTGCTATCCACTGGGAAACCAGTAAAATATAGACCGTTTCTTGTAAAAGAAGAGAAAGCATTACTCATAGCACTTGAAAGTGGGAATGAAAAAGACATCATTTCTACAGTAAAGAATGTAATAAAAGCATGTGTAATG